TGTTGGGAGCAGCGGATGTTGGAGCAAACCATCAGAGGGACAGAATCTGGATTGTCGCCAAATGGCGTGGACAGCTTCCACACGCCCAACACAACAGGGTTAGACGGTGGGAGCAACAGCAGGAAAGCGCTCAAAAAACGTCAAATGTGGCAAACACCAACGGTTGTTCAGGTGAGTCTGAGGTCAGACGAATCGTGGGAGAAAAAACGAACATCCAGAGAGAAGACGGGAAGGAAAACACTACCACCAGGGACACTTCAAGAGCAAGTAATGATAAGCGGGAAGAATCCTTGTTGGGATTGGAGTCAATCACCAATAAATCAAGCAGTGAGGGACAGATTCCCAACTCCGACAGCGCACAACTCCAAGGAGTGCAACAGTCCGAGCGAACAGAACAGGAATACACCTACGCTTGCAACTCACGCTGGTGGGAAGCTGAACCCAACGTGGGTCGAATGGCTGATGGGATGGCCGCTGGCGTGGACAGACTTAAAGCCATTGGAAATGGGCAAGTCCCACTCTGTGCCGCAACAGCTTGGCGAATCCTAAGTCAATAAAAAACAACACTTTATGAATTTATTGCAAGCTAGGCAGATTCTTGATGAACTCAAAGATAATCTGTCTTATAATCTAGACACAGTCAACAAAGCATTATTGCTAACAGGTGATTTAAGTGAAAGCGAATTTGAACGACATTGTGGAACAAATGGAAGATCATCTAGTCAAGATGGCCTTGCAGAAGGGTTGGTTGGCGTATGCCAAACAGCGTTCAAAAGAGCTTGAAGAAGATGAATCTGGGTTGTTTGTAGGCATTACTGAACGTGTACGAGAAAAATTGAAGGAGAAACAATGAACTGGCCTTTCCCACCCGCAACAGGTGCAATCCCTTGGACTGCCAAGCAGATCAAAGAATACGCGCAACAACAACGTCAACAACTACCTGAAAGCCCGCTATGACAGATAAAGAACTGCTAGAACTGGCTGCTGAAGCGGCTGGAATTGAGCTAATCCAATTCAAGCTATCACGTCGAATCATCTTCCCGCACTATATTCTGAAGCGCCGCAAGGGAGTCCGTGGCAGAGCAATGACGCTGAAGTGGAGACGCAGACTTAATCAAGGAGGAAACACATGACAGACAAAGACTTGGAAAGTATTGCAAAAAAAATAAACGAGCTGCATGTTAATTACACAAAATCAATTAGATCTGCACAAGCTCACAAATCCGTTGCATCAAGATTGAAAAACAAAATTACACAGGAAATTGCAATGACAGACAAAGAGCAAACAATCAAGTACCGCGACGCCTTCCCAAAGGAATACACAACGGCTTCACTTAATCCGCCATCTCGCAATGATGTGATTGAAGAAGTGGCTTTGGAGATCGAGAAGTTCACCTTTGCCTTTGGAGTGGACACGGTTGACAGCTTCGCAGCATTCGTACGAGGAATGAAAGAATGAAATTAACGAATAAATTTTCACTGCCCGACACGATTCTTAACGTGCTGGCGCGACCCACCTATACAAAGGGAAAGTCAAACCTCTCAGCCACTGAGCTTTTAAACAGTCCTCGGATTGTCCAGCTCAAGCGCAAGCACTGGGATGACTTGGAAGAAGACGCAGCCAGCATGGTCTGGTCATTATTCGGCACAGCACTGCACAACGTACTGGAGCACGGCAAGGACGACCACCATATCGTCGAGGAACGTGTGTTCGCTGAGGTGGATGGCATCACCATCTCCGGCGCTATCGACTTGCAAGAGATCGAAGAAGACGGGATTATCCTGTCCGACTATAAAACTACCTCATGTTGGGCTGTAATTAATGAGAAGCAAGATTGGCACAACCAGCTTAACCTCTATGCTTTCCTCGTCGAGTTCGCAAAGAAGATGACCGTCAAGAAACTACAGATCGTGGCCATCATCCGCGACTGGAGCGCACGAGAAGCCAAGGTCAAAGAGAACTACCCACAAGCGCCGATCGTCGTCATTGACATCCCACTGTGGGACTATGAGCAACGTGTTGAATACGTCCGTGGCCGTATCGCACTACACAAAAAAGCATTCTTCGAAACTGAGATCGGTGGCGACATTGCCGATTGCACAGATGAGGAAATGTGGGCCAAGCCAGAAGCCTTCGCAGTTAAGAAAGAAGGTGGCGTAAGGGCCAAGAGCGTGCACAAGACACGCGAGGAAGCAGAAGCGGCATTGCCAGCTAAGGGGTACTTCATTGAACACCGACCCGGCGATCGCACACGATGCAGTTCATTCTGCCAAGTGGCACCCTTCTGTGATCAATTTCAAACTTATCTATCAACCCAACCTGTAAAGGAATAATCATGTCAGTACAACGTATTTATCTAATCGGCAGCAGCGACCCAGCGTTTCCCGTTCGCTTGGTCAAAGCTACCGTACGTCAACAAGCATTGACCCATGTGGCTCAATCGCTTTTCACAGTTCGCGTCGCTTCCCAAGATGATCTGGTCAAGGCGTTGACCGCTGGCGTGAAGATCGAAAACGCTCGTGACGGCGAGCAACTTGAAATCACGGAGTAAACCATGAAAAAAGCAATCGTTGCAATTACCCTCTTAGTCGTCGCCGGTTACGCGGCAGCATCATGCCCAGCCCTGACTCGCTATCAATGCGTACCCGCTGGCAACGGAAAAATGTCCTGCGGCTGCTGGTAATTAACTCGGGGGAAAGCAAAGCAAGTACCCCATATTTAACAAAGGAACAATCATGAACATCAACTTAACTTTCCAATCTCAAGACTATCAGTTCATCGTCGAGGCTATCAAACTGCGTACTACCGCCATCTTGGAAGCCATGTCTACGCAATACGACTTCCAGATCCGCGAAGAAGTTCTGAAGAAAACAGAAGAGCTGAATCAATGGTCTATTCGCAAAGAGGGCAATGGCTACGTAGCAACGATGTCACCAGAGCCAGAAAAAACTCAAGAAGTAAAAGCTGAAACAGTTACGAAAAGAAAAACAAAAGCCGCTCCATTTGGTTACAAGAAAGACGGCACACCTAAAAAGCGTCCCGGTCGTCCAGTAGGAATCTAAGGATCAATCATGCAAGCAATTTCTATGGATATAGCAAGTTGTCGTGATGCAATATCTGATAAGTTTAAAAAGTACACAAAGCCAAATGAAAACGGATGCCAAGAATGGATTGCCGGAAAAACTTCTGATGGATATGGCGTTTTAAACTTTTGCAACAGATCACTTCTGGCTCATAGAGTTGCTTACGAATTATTTTTTGGCGTTTCACCAGAAAAAAATCTTGTATGTCATAAGTGTGATAACCCTGCATGCGTCAATCCATCACATCTTTTTTTGGGTTCTCAGGCAGATAACATGAGAGACATGAAAAACAAAAACCGAAGAAAAGGAATTAACTGTAATGAAAAAAATGGCAGAGCTAAGCTAACCACAGAAAAAGTTCAGGAAATTCGTATAAGTTACAAATTGGGAAAAACCATGAAAGAACTTTCGATTGAGCATAAAGTTAGCATCTCAACAATCAGCAGAGTAACTAAAAAGGAAAATTGGAAATGAGTGAAAATTATTTTGTAAGGCTGGCGTCTGTAGACACCAGTAAACATATTGAAAAAAAACAAAACCTAAGTTATTTATCTTGGCCTTTTGCCATTGATCAACTTATGCGCCACGACCCGATGGCAAATTGGGAATTTCACGCACCAGAAATGTACGGTGAAACGATGATGATTTCTTGTACTGTAACTGCATTTAACAAACCAATCAAAATGCACTTGCCAGTCATGGATCACCGAAATCAGGCAGTTAAAAATCCAGACGCATTCATTGTGAACAAAAATATGATGCGCTGCCTAGTTAAAGCTATAGCATGTCACGGACTTGGTTTGCACATTTATGCGGGAGAAGATCTTCCGATGGATGAAAATGGCAACGCAGCTCCCGTTAAAGCCGCCCCACCTAAACCTGCACCAAAACCAGTGGCCGTACCAGCCAAGATGGAAGGTAAGCACGAAGGCGAGTGGTACCTGAAAGTCACTACCGAACCCGGCACAGATGTGGCAACATGGACGGCTATCGTTCAAGATGCTGTGAAGCTGGCGCTTGAACATGCTAAAACTGAAGAGGACTTGTTGGCCTTGTTCGGCAATAACCGCAACATCTTCGACAAGCTCAAAGAAATCTCAATGGAAGAGTACGTCTATCTGACCGGCGAGTTCAAGAAACGCAAAGACGCAATCACTTCGAAAGCCTAATATGAACCTCAGCAAATACCCAAACTCTGGCCTCTTCTCTGCGGCTAAGCAGCCAAAGATTAACCCCAAGTCTCCCGATTTCAACGGGAAAATGGAGATCGACTTTGACCTGTTGCAAGAGCTGATCACAGAGGCAAAGGGCCGTAACGATGGATTCGTTACCCTGAACTTTGGCGGCTGGTTGAAGTCAGGTCAATACGGCGATTTCTACAGCCTGAAGATCAGCACGTTTAAGCCTCAGCAGCAACAGCAGCAGTATCAACGTCCTGCCGCCCCAGCTCAAAAGCCTATTTATGACGACTCTGATGTGCCATTTTAATACTAAAGTATTATGAATACGCTTCAATTTGAGGGCGTTAAAGTTGCAATGAAGCAGGACAAGACGGGGTATGTACTTACCCTGTCTATCCACCCAGACGAGGTGCCAGAACCCTTGCTTCGCGACTGGGTGGGTGCCCGCTACCAAGTTGTTATGGTGCGTTTGGACGGTGAAGAGAAACCTATGGTGCGAGATTTGGAACATTCAGGAGATCAAGTCCGGTTAGCAGGAATGCTATGCCGCGATCCTTCGTTCCAGCAGTTCTTGCTCGACGCCCATCAGATCTCTGAAGCTACCGAAGCACAAGTCATTGAGTGGATGAAGGCGGAACTTGACATCATCTCCCGCACGGAGATTCGTGAAAAGCCATCTGCCGCTCGCCGTCTCAAATCAATCTATCAGGAATTTCAGGCATGGAAAGCAAGCGTTTAATCCCCTACTCGGTTCACCTCCGAGAAGACATCTACCTCAAGCTAAAGGAAGCAGCGGGAAACCGTAAAGCCTCTGGCCTTGTGCGGGATGCCATCACCATGATCTTGGACGGGGACGATCAGTTCAGCGGCGGCTACAACAAAGCCGTGCGGGACATCATCTCAGCCGTTCATAAAGATGCGTGGGCAAAGTCAATTGGGATTGATGGGCAAACGATCGCCTTCTATTTGGAAGAAAAGATCTTTGGACCCATGCTGATTCCACAAAACACAAAGGCCAAACATGGCAACAAGAAAAAGACGTGAAGGCGTAGAGAGTCTAGTGAAGATGGATCCCGTGCCACTGCACGAGATGACGCTGCTAGATTTCTTTGCTGCCTTCGTAGCACTACGACCTGCGCCCCACTGCGATCCGGCAGAGGATGCGCATGATGTATATGACCAAGCCGAAGCAATGATTCGAGAAAGGGCTAGGAGACTATGAGTGAAATTAGAGACGAGCCAGCGTTTCCACATATTGATAGCGGCTGTGGAAGATTTGCAGAAGGCATGTCCATGCGTGACTACTTTGCAGCCAAGGCAATCCAAGGAATGTTAGCTAGTGGCAACTTCCCTAAATCCGCTAGTAACTACGAAGCAGCAAGCGTTGCTTATGGTATGGCAGACGCCATGCTGATCGTTCGGGCTGAAAATGAATAACACCCTAACCGCCAAGGAAAGGGCGTACGTCGGGCTGGTCAAAGAGCTGCCTTGTAGCGTCTGTGACGCGCCCGGCCCCAGTGACGCTCACCATGTAAAGCAACACCGGCAGTATATTTGTGTAGCTTTATGCAAAGATTGTCACCAAGGATCCCGCAACGGCTGGCACGGACAGCGCCAGATGTGGAAACTCAAGAAGATGAATGAATTGGACGCGCTCAATATCACTATCGAGCGTGCCATTCAACAAATCATTTCGTCACGGTGACGAGTTACTTCATCGACCTTCTAGTATCTTCAGCCTGCTTAGCCAGCATAGAGATGATCTCCTTCAGGCGGTCAATCTCCATGCGCTTATCGGCACCGCTCATCGTTGGATCTTCGGTGATGATGTGGATTTGCTGACGGACGTTAGCCATGCTCTTAGAGGTCTTGTCGTAGAACTTGTGCAAGGCAATCTTGTCACCCTTCTCTTCCAAGATCTTCTCCACCTTCTCAGACTCACCCGCCTCAGCAAAGTGGCGCATATCAGCAAAGGCTTGCGAGATGTCCTTGTTGTTTTCGTAGAACGCCGTGACGTACTTAGACTGGTTCGATGGCAGCTCTTTAACGAATCCCACGCTCACACGGTCAACCCACTTGGCATCAGGATACTGGCCTTCCTTGAACGGCATGACGGCATAGTGCGACATCTCTGTAGCAGTACCGCCCAGCCAGCCAAAGTAAGCCTTGATGGTGTAGTCCACCTGAACGGGTGACAGTTCCAACTTCTCAGGCAGCAAGGAACTCACGCCACCCAAAGCCTTGGCGATCGGGCTGGTGTTGTCGGTGTAACGCTCTTGCTTAGACAGACGTTCCATGCCGGCAGTCTCAATAGGCGCACCGCTGAAGCTGTCCTTGTTGGCGTACAAGTCAAGCAATGGTTTCACAAACTGAGGCGTTGGGTTCATGGCGAACGTGTCGGCCAGCATACGTTTCATGCTGTCCTCGAACTGCTTGCCTTCAGCGTTAGCGTCGATCACTTGCTCAAGCGTACGCTCAGCCAGAGTACCAAACGCTCCGATCTCAAATGGCTTAGGCACACGCAGGGCGAATTCCATGCCGGGCAACTTAATCCACCAGAAGTTGTCGCGATCCCACTCGTCACGCTTCTGGAACTCTTCGTCGTCCTTGAATGCCAAGTACAGCAGCATAGAAGCAGCAGCCACGGCCATAGTGGTGTAGCCAAATGCCGCAGCCTTTTGCTTGTCAGAGGCTTCGATCGGCTCTCCTGTCACTGTGTTGTAAAGCACACGGCTGGTAGGCACCACACCGTCACGGCCAAGTTTGTACAGACCTTGAACGCGAGCATTCAAGAACGGCACGACTTGGGATACCAGACGGAACGCAGGGAACGAGCCTTGCATAGAGAAGTCCAGCATATCGCGTGCAGCAAACGTAGCTTCGAGGTGACTCATGCCACGCTCACGCATCTGGTTGTACAGCGCCATACGGTTAGCCGCTTCAGACTTGTTGCCCCACTCTTGGTATTTGTCCCAGAGTTGCTTGATGCCGTCCTTAACCTTGTCTGGTGTGTCGAGGATATGCTCCTCTTTCACGCCCATCTTGATCAGGCGCTTGACCAACTTACCTTGGTTGCCTTCGTAGGCTGAGCCAAAGTTAAAGATCGCACCGCCGGCCAGAGCTGAGATGTGTGCAGGGTTATTTGTGTCAGATGCCACCCAGCCATCAATGATGTTGGCGAATGGGTTGCGCTTCAGATCCGTCACGGCCAAGGCAGAGATCGAATCACGGAACAAGTTACGAACCTTGAATGCAGGCGATACGGTCACGCCGAACTGGAGCATGTTCTTAAAGTCACGAGCCACATCGAGGAACTTGGACTTTGGACCCAAGTAGCCGATCGACGTGATGGAGTCGAGCAGCATTGGATCGTTGACACGGTAGTACGCAGGACGGCCATCCTCCATAACCTTGACTGCACCCTTCTCGGTTTCCTTCAGCTTGTCCACCGCGCCGATAGACTCAGCGGCTTCCAGCGTCTTGGCCGATGCTTGGTTCTTCATCGAGGCAGACAGGATGTGAGACCAGTTGCGCAGCGTGTTCTCCATCAAGTCACCGAATGGGCGCTCGTTGCCACCCTTCAATTCCTTGGAGAACTTCTGGCCTGTCAGGCTGGATGCGGTCTGTGCACCTTGCAGATCCTCGTTCTCCATCGAACGGTAGAACGGGATGTAGTAGATGTCATTCGAGAAGCGATCATAGCCAGCCTCGTCGATCAAGCCAGTATCTCTGGCGATCTTCAGCACAGACTTATTGATCTGGTTCATGTCTTTCAGAACCGACTCATACACTTCTCTGCGTGGCTTGCCGTTGATAGTCCCCTCAATCAACTGGTTACGGTTACGCACCTGCTCAGGATCAAGCGAACGCTTCTCCTCTGGCAGACGTGCCTCGCGGTTAAGCGCCACCCAGATCTGGAAGCGGTCAACCTCTTGGCCGATAGGCTTCAGTGCGTCGATCAATCCCTTGGTGTTTGGCTTGATGTTGAGTGCACCACCGTCATTAAAGACTTGGCCGTGGAACATCAGACCTTCCAGCGCACCGTCAATAGTCTTCGACAAGCGAGCCATCATGTAGGCTTCTTGCGAATAGTCTTGGATCGTGCGGTACTGGTCAGCCACGCCTTGAGCCATCTTCTTCCAGAAGTTATTGCGCATACTGTAGACACGGTCAACGACGGTCTTGTTCTGCGGGAAGAATGTTTTCTCTAGGCTCTTAACGAAGCCTTCGTCCACACCTTGGAACGCACCCTTCTCCATAGGCGCACGCTTACGCACGGCTTGGGATAGCTTGTTCTTAACCTCTTCGACGGTTGGAATCTCTAACGCTTCCGTGGCCTCTACTTGACCCTTCTCGGTCTTAACAGCGCGAGGCTGCTTGGTCTGAGCCAACTTGTCTGTCAGATTCAAAACTTCGGTCAATGCGTTGGAGTTTTTAATTCCAAGCAAATCAGCAACCAACTGGGTGAACTGCGTCCATGCGCTGCGACGGCCACCGTATTCAATATTCATG